GCAAGATTACCAAAAAGAATTTCAGTATCTTTCTCAAAACCGGAGCTAAGATTGTTGATGGCGACATCATTTCTGACTCAGGAAAGAACAAAGGGCATTATCATTTTGTGAAAATGCCCATCAGTGAAAAGATATGTGCTTTGTACGGACAGAAGTTCCGGCACAACGGACTGCCGAATTATCGAAAAGAGCTTATTTATCTTGGCCTTGTTTCTAAAGCAGGTGATGTAGCTTTCTATTCGCACAATTACGCCAACCTGTTCTCGGACGATTATTCCGGGAATGCAGACAAGGAAACTTATCTGAAAATGGCTCAGCTGTTGTACGAAAAGCTTTGTGAAATGAATCCTGTAACGGAGGCGGATAAAAACAGCCCTTGCTATATTGCTAACGCGCAAAAGATGGCCTTCCAGCGGGCTATCTGCGGGAATGACAATTATAATAGTGCTCTGACATATCTGGCAGAGGTTGTTCAGGCACCTATGCCGCGAGCATCGGATACTCAGCCATGCTTTGACATCTTCATTCATTATCTGGAATCTCCTGAAGACTGGGCAGATTATGCTATCGATATGATTGATAAGTTCTATATCGAAGGCAAACACCCAGCATTCAGCGCAAGCGTAGGCCGAGATGCCGTGATTATCGAACGCATGGCACGGCATTATGTCGACAGAATGACAAAATTTCTGTTAACTGTGTAAAAGCAGTCTGTTATGGGAGCCAGACGTTCTGGAATGAAAAATAACAAAAAAGGCAACAGAAAAGGAGTTCACCATGAACAACATCACTATCAAAGATTTTAAAAAGCTTCTCAAAACCGGCGCTTCAAAATTTGAAGGAATCGTTGTCTCGGAAAGCAAAATTAGTAAAGGCCCCTATACATTCTTTATTACTCCGCTAACGCAGGGTGAACACAAGGTAGATGTGTTGAGCTGCCAATACAAGTCTGCGCCGGACACGCAAAAAACTTATCTTGGATTTGTTGTGGATTCTTCTGATGTTCATTTCTACAGCAAAGTTTTTTCCAACATGTTTTTCGATAAGGATTGTGACGACACCGATGCAATTCGTGCAATGGGAAAAGCGCTCTACGATGAGCTTGTCAAAATGAATCCAGTGGCTAAAGAAGATGCGTACTGCCGTTACGAAGGAAATCGAATCGCCTTCTGTCGTGCAGTCAAGGGCAACCCAGATTATGACAATCCCTATGAAGTGTACGGCGTCATAGTTTGCTTCATATTTAGAAGTATTCAACCATGGTACTCAAAATACAACAAGTTCTTGGTAGACTATCTTGCCAACCCTACCGGATGGGCAGAACGCTCAATTCATGAGGCTGATGAGCTGCTGCCAAGCATTGGAATCAACCCTTTCAGTTCTTCCATGGGTGCGAATATTTTGAATTCCGAAAGACTTGCACAGAAGCTTGTTGCTTCTTATAGCGTACCCGGAACAAAAGAAGAATACTACAAAAAGCTGTATCGTTCCGTTTCTGGTCACGATTATGTTCAGCTTCTTATTGAAATTGACGGAGACACAATTTCTCTGGAATATCCGGTGGAAAGTGACTTGACTAGCCATACACTTGTCATCGAAGAGGCACTCCGCACTTTTGTGGCTAAGAAGCGTCCTTCCAAAAAACAGAAGGTCGAGAACTTCTTGGCAAAACACAATGTCGAGTTCGCAACCCGTATTCCGGTGAAATATATCCGAGAAATCTATACTCCGGATATGAAGAATGTGCTCTGGAAAAATCCGAAATTCGAGGGCTTAACGAAGTAAGTATTTGGGAGGAAAAATATCATGGCAAACAATATCAACCGCGAGGGATTCAAAACGCTCCTCGATTTCGGCGTTCCTTCGTTCGAAGGCAATATCATTCTTGATTCCGGTGAGCTGTCCGAGTATTACTACCGTTTTATGCGCATACCGCTCGCCTATGGTGAGCACAAGGTAGATGTTCTGTACGGGCAGCGGTTTTATGGAACCTTGGAAAAGAAACCCGTAACATTCAATCAGGAGATACGCTTTCTTTGCCTCGTTGTCGACAATGCCAAAACCGTCAATGAAACACAGGACTTCAAAACGATTTTCTGCCGTTCTTCTTTTACCTCGAATTCTGTCATAGAGGAAATGGCACCGAAGCTGTTCGATATGTTCCGAGAGAATGTGACGGAAGAAGACAAGAAGAAAATTCTCAAGGGCAGTTATTACGACAAGATAGCACGACAGAACGCTTTCTGTCGCATAATAAAGGGGTATAAGAATTATCGCAGCCCTATTGACAGCATTGTCGATGAGATTGGAAACGGGTCTTGCTTTGGCCTGACATCCACAAATGCCGATGAACTGGTAGTGGATTATCTTGCTAATCCCACCGGCTGGGCTGAACGGACGATGGAGAAAATCAAAGAGGCAAATTCCGGGCGGTCTGGACGCCTATACGGGATTACATTGGCTGTGGTGGAAGAGTTGACGGAAGAGTATATGAGAAAGTACAATAGTCCGAACACTCAGGAAATCATGTTCAGGCTTCTTGTGGAATTTGCTAAGCAATACAAAACCGTTCGCCTTGTCTTGAACATCAACGGTAAAACGACCGAAGTAAAGTATCCGGTCAAAGGTATGATGAACAGTGATATCCTGTACGGTGGAGGTTTCTCAACTTGCAACATCACCCCGCGCAGTGAAGAAAATCGCATCGAGGAGTTTATCGCGAACAACGATTCGCAACTCGAAGACAATCGAAGAATTCCCATCAAGTACATTCCCGAAGTCTATTACGGGAATAAGTTGATTTGGAAGAATCCGAATTTTGCAAACACCTGATTCCCAAAAAGGAGGAAATCGAAAATATGATTGCCAAAATCGGTAAAATGATGGCCAAAAGGGAAGATAAATCGTTTTCCTACGAAGAACTTGCCGCAATGTTGAAAACCAGCCCTGATGCCCTCAAAACATTCGAGGACACCTATAAGAAACAGGTGCTGGAAAGCGGGGCATTATCCGAGAACCTCTTACAGTGGGATACCGCTACTGTCAAGGCTATGCTCGACAAGAGGGTGCCGTTTACGCGGGACCTCGAAGCGCTCATTGACCGTATCGTAGGTGAGTTAACAGATGGTACTCGCCTGTACATCTACAATGAAAAACGCGGCGGATACTATGTGAACTATGCGGCATCTCGATACGCTGTGACGGTAACGAACGATGACCTGAAAAAATACCCGGAAGAACTCAGACCTCAGCTGACAGGAAATCTTGCGAAGGTCGATATTTCGGAGCCATCGTATAAGATTCTGCTTCAGAATTACGCCGAGTACAAGGATGCACGCGATGACCGCATGAAGAAGTTCTACTACAACCAGTTCCGTCAGGGCCTTGATATTCTTGACCTCGACGACTTCACCTACCAGATGCTCGAAATGAATCCCAACACGATGGGATTCTGGCTTCCGCCGCTGGCAAAAGCGTTGTACGGGAACAAATTCTTCAGGATTCCTGATACCAAGATTTTGCGTGTTCCGCTGCCGATGCTGCAGCTCACTCGCCTTGGTTTTGAAGCCCTGAATCCCGTAACCAAGGAAATCGTGAACCGTTATTGCAAGCGGATATTCAAGCTGGATGAGCACGAGGATTACTTCATCAAGACCGGAACTTATTCTTCCAAGTATGAGTTTCGCAACGCTCATATCCATGACCCAAAGGAAATCAATGAGATGGGCGAGTATTTCCTGTTCCTGAATCATCTGACCTGTTCTATGGCTTCGCCGTTGAACAATACCTGCTTCTATGGTGCAAATACAACGAACGAGTGGGTGCTCAGGGAATATATCAAGGACAAGGAACACAACCCGACCATCTACAACGGTTTGCCGCTGCGTACTGAGTACCGCGTATTCGTCGATTTCGACGCTGATGAGGTGCTGGGTATCAGTCCTTATTGGCGTGCCGATGTGATGAAGGGTAAGTTCAAGAACGCAAGTACGCCGCAGGAACGCCACGACTATGTTATCTATCAGATGCACGAGGATATCCTGCAATCTCGATACGATGACAGTGCTAGGATGATTTTGGATGAAATCAAGAAGATTCTTCCCGCTGTCGAATTGGTAGGACAGTGGAGTATTGATGTGATGCGCAATGGTGATGATTATTACATCATCGACATGGCGCTTGCTGAAAACTCCGCGCTGAACGATTGCGTGCCACGGGACAAACTTCGAACCTACCCACAGCAGTGGTTGCCTGAACATGCTTAAGAAGACGACACAGTTCTTGCAAACTGCTGCAAAGTAACTACAATAAAAGCACTAAGATAAATAAAAAGCGCTATTTGTTAGCTACTATTATCTTAATTTAAAATCAAGTTACATTGCGACCATCTCGTCAGAGATGGCCGCTATTTTTTGCGAAAGGAATGAATAAAAATGACAGCTATTTCTCCTATTAGAATTCACAAGCCAGATTCTTGCCACGGTTGGGGCATTGACTTCAATTACGAGCGGCCCTTCTGGGATGCTGATGCAACGGACTTCGTGGTCGCTGTGCGGCAGGCAATGCAAGACAAAAAAGGCTCTGCTATCTGGTTCCATCAAAGCGGAAGTGATTCCGAAAATAAGGGTCGCTACTATGGCTACCAGTATTTTGAGGTCTGGGACGCATGTGCAGAAAAAGAAGCAAAGCGTATGGCCGCTATGATTGCTGAAAAAATTCAAACGGTTGTATCTTCGACCTGACAAAAAATGAAATGAGGTAAAAATCATGAATATGAACGATACTATTGACCTGAGCGGAATCAGCACAGATAACGTCTACCGTATCCGGAGGTCCAAAAAAAATGGTAAGCTCATTTCTTATAACGAGTACGGGAAGGTTATTATCATCAAAAATTGGAAGAGTCTTCATGTAGGATATGGCAAAGTGGTTTCCTTTGAAAACAGAGAAAACTGCATTCTCGCCACGATGAAGAATGTTCCTTATGACTTCTACGAGGAATACAACGAAAAAACTGGCGAAGTAGAGGCTGTTCCGTATGAGGAACTGACTCGTATTTTACAGGAGCTCGGTTTTACACATGAATACAAAGAAGACATTGACAAAGACAATATCTTTGATGTATGGGCGAATCTGAATTCCGGCGTACTTATTACCATCGAAACTTGGAACCAAGATGGTGAACGAGACTACAACTCAGTTAAGTGTTATGTGCCAGTGAGTGGTTGTGGTTTTGGGATGCGCAATTCGAGCGGCTTTTCCTATGGCACCAGTTATTTAAGCTGCTTTAATATCGTGCATAATACGCGTGATTTCCCTTTGCGCGATTGTTTAGCTTTCAACAACGGCTCTATGGATTGGCATGGCTATACCCCATCTCTGTGGCATTATGGCGAAGGGCATGATATCAACTATGCAAAAGCACTGGCGAAAATTCGCAAGTTTGCAGACCCTGATATCGGCGAGCGTTTCAATATGCAGTTGGATGAAAGCTTTGCCGCATACGCCAAAAACGGTTATACGGCAGACTGAGAGGTACAGCATGAAAACGACAGGGCATTATTACCGTTCACGCAAAGAATATGAGCAGCGAACGGGTAAATCCAGCAAGTATATCCAAAACAATCCATCTATTCACATCAGTGGCAGCGTAAGAGGAATGCGAAAGCTTTTCTGGGGCTACGAATGTGATGTTGTACGGGTCGGCTCATGGATTTACAAGGTGTGAGGTATCGCTATGCTTGTTCTCAATAATGATGGTTTTCTGCTCACAGTTCGTGAATTTGTTGAGTGGGAGTACAATGGCGGAAGAGGCGATTTTCAGCCGGATACAACATTCCGTACTTGGAACAGTTTACCCGTTGATGCAAAAATCGGGTATGTTGCTTGTAGCGTGTATGGAGATGTTGTAGGAGAAAGTAGCTTGCTTATCAAGGTAGGCAACAAAACTTATCTGCTGCATAATGCTCAGAACGAGGCGAAAAGTCTGGAAGCAATTAACGAATACCTGCATGCATTGTATCGCAAAGCAGCGCGTTTGTTTAAAAGCGAGACAGGGACATCGTTCGACCAAACATCTTTGAACGTTCGACTTGATGCGATTGCTCAATACATTGAAAATCACTTCGATGAATGTGTCGAGGCCGCGAAAAGTGCAATTCACATTTCGGAGGTTTAGTGCCTAAAACCCGCTTGCTCATGCAGGTAAGCAACCTTTATCAAACACCCTAAAACACAAAGGAGCATGAAGAATGTATAAGATTTTGAAACGCGGATACTATTACAACGACGCGCATAAGTCCGAGGATGAATATCTGCCTGCATCCTATCCGACAGAGGATATGGCATATATGGCGGCAGAGCTGAATGCTTTTGCGGCCGCGCAGGAACTGAATTTAAGCAACCGGGAAAATAACGGCAGTGCAGAGAGCGTGTTCTTTGCGGTCGATGAAGACCCGGATGACTTCGATTTTGTGGTTCGTTGCTGGGACGGCGATGATTATCAAATTGAAAGCCGGTATAAGGTCATCAAAGATGAAGAGGAGTAAATACATGAGCGAAAAACGGAAAGATTATATCTCATGGGATGAATATTTTATGGGTATTGCTATGTTATCTGCAATGCGCAGCAAAGACCCTAACAGTCAGGTAGGCGCATGCATTGTGCGTGACAATAAAATCTTGTCACTGGGATACAACGGTATGCCGATTGGCTGCGACGACGATATCATGCCTTGGGGCAGGGAAGGAAATGAACTCGAAACCAAGTATATGTATGTCTGTCACTCGGAGCTGAACGCTATCCTCAATGCCGGGAAAGACCTGCACGGGTCCACGATGTATGTCACGCTCTTCCCGTGCAATGAGTGTGCGAAAGCAATCATTCAGAGCGGGATAAAGCGTATCGTGTACCTTGACGACAAGTACCGGAATGCGAACAACAATGTTGCTGCACGGCACATGTTCAAAATTACTGGGGTAGAGACTAAGAAATACGAGCCCAGTGCCCGCAACATTTCGCTGAACCTGTAATCATCACAATCTGTCTAAAGACCGCCACGAAAAATAAGGAGTACCACAATGAAAATCCATCATACTACTACGCTTGGCGTATGCGATACCTACGAAGTCGTAACGGAACCGCCTCTCGGCTATATCATTTGGAGTATCGGCGATAATGCACCGGAAGGTTACCTCCCGTTCTGCAGACTCAAATTTATGCAGCCGTTTGATGGCGGACGCGAAATTGAGTCGGATACCCTGAAAGCCATGAAGTGTGACGGTACGAAGGAAATCTTAGCCGCCATCTGTCTTGGTGCCGAGACTTCCGCCGAGATGAAGGAGTTCATCAAGAAGCACGAACGCAACCCCCGCAGGAGTTGGGAGTGCGAAAGGATGCGTGCCGCTATCCCGTATCTTGAGAAAATCGGGATGTGAAAAGCTCTTTTTGTAATCACCTTGCCTTTTGCTGCAAAATCGATATACTAAGTATATCCGATAGATAAAAAACAATAAAAATTCAAAATCGATATACCGCCATCTCGTGAGGGATGGCGGTTTTTTGTTTGGGAGGGGGTAAAAAATGTTTTTTTTTTAGTTTGAGGAAAAATGGGAGGAACTTGGTTGGTCTGTGTCTTATGATGACAACGATACCGTTGAATTAAGTCAGGGCAGTCCTGCTGGTGAAGATTTCTATTTCACCGTTCCAAAACTGAATTTCTGTGATGAGGTATTTGATTACGCGAATGACTTTGACCCGGAAGAACACGCAAAAGAAAACCTCGGTATGTCTGGTGCGCCGGGTTTGCGGGAGCTTCTTGATGATGCAGATGCTATCAAACGTATGCTGCTGGAACTCTCGGATGCACTGTGTAAGGTAGAGCGCGAGGCTACCCGGTGGTATTTGATTGATGCGGACAATTTTGAGTGCCGTCGTCAATTCGGTACAGAAGAGTTCGAATTTTATGCCATCACAAAAATCACTGACCATGATTTTATGGCGGTTCATGAATTCGTAAACCTTGATGCGCTCGATATCCGAGAACTGCGTAAACTGCTGCTTCTTTCCCTTGAGGATGAAAAACATCCCCAAAAAACCTCCTTGTCAGAAGCTATCATCGATATAGCTGAGAACAAGTTTAGGTCTTTGGAGTATGTGAGCTCTTACAAGTCTTTTTCGAGTTTTGACGACGCCAAACAGTACATCATCGGCGAAATGGGAACGGAGAAAGTACCTGAGCTTTTCAAAAAGTCCGTGACAAGTTCGCGTAGTGAGGATGAAAATCTTGGTCCGGATGAGGCCGTATTTCTGACCCGCTGCATCGATGAAGACTATGAAAGTGTAGAGGAAACCGTAGCCATTTCGAAACCTTGGCTCGAAAACAATATCAAGGAGACGGCAGACGAAGAAATGTCTGATTTAGAGACATTTTTGCGTAATTACACGACAGACGATGTCAATGAAGTTCTGGGCATGGCGATTCTGAATAACGCTGTTGCGTTCACATATTGTGATGCACGCAAAGAAGCATTTGAAATGTACGGAACCGAAAGTTGGATGGTAATGGCTGTCGTTGATTTCGTTGCCAGTAAGTTAGAGGGTTCGGCAGAAGGCGATAATGCTGCCAGTATGGTGAAAAAGCTGTTCGCAAGATAAGCCTGCAGCGCAGTTTTCTTGCCTTTTGCTGCAAAGTCAATATACTAAGTATATCCGATAAATAAAAGGCAGCAAAAATTCAAAATCGATATACCGCTATCTCGTAAGAGGTGGCGGTATTTTTGTTGTCAAACAAGTAAAAAGGAGCGTAATTTTATGAGTATGCCGATTTCTGTTTGTAATGACACTTTTAAAATCAACAATGTTGTTTTCCTTCCTACGAAGGATGTAAAGAAAGAAAATCACACCATTTGGGTACTTGAGTACAGCGATAACGCCGTATTCATCGTGGATGCCAGTACATGGGATGAAATCGATGAGGTTATCAAAGAGACTATCCGTGATATGCATTCCGAGAATGCCGTGCTGAAACGAATTTCGTCCTTTACCAACTTGCAGGACAGTCATGGTCTTGTGATGCAGGAAGGACGGCTTGGCGAAATTGCTAAGCATTTTGACCTTGAGACCATTTATCCGTATGCCAACGGATGGTATTTTGGTGAAAACCTTTACCTTGCCAATGGCGATGCGTGGGATGGCAACAATATCTACAAGGTAACTGTCGATAGTGGGCTTGCATGGCCTATGAATGTCATTGTTCGCGCATTAAACTCCTGTGACGCGGTAAATAAGGCTGTTGATTTTCTTCATGCGGAGTCTATGCCCGGCGCACAGGATGTCTGTGACGTTACGGAAGATGAAAGCAAGGAATATGAGGATGGCGGTTACGGGATTTACGGAAATCACGGTTCCTGCTATGCTCGAATCCTGCAAATTGAAACTATTGTGGAGGATTGATTTTATGGGCAGAGGTAATATTTGTCCCAGTGGAAAATACGAAGGCGTTGTTTATGTAGACTATGACAATGTCCTCTGTTACACCAAAAAGGACGATTCTGAGCAAAGGCTGCTGAAGGATATTTCCTATGAGGAGATGCCGGAATTCGAATTCGATGATGATGCAAGCCAGTTATTGCTGGACGAGTATCGTACAAACCTTGTAAATGAGATGATGCGCCGTTACCCGAGTTTCGAGGAACCCAATCAGACTTGGCTGCCTAACCACAGAAACGGAAAGGTTATTCTCGAAAACAAGTTGTTCTATATCATCGTTGAGGATAACGAATGGGCTGAGGCTGTCGAACTGATTCAGAAGGAGTCCGAGTACGGCGATGTAGATTTATCCGGTCTGCAGAAACAACATTACCGGCATTATCTGGACGCAATTCAGGATATTTTGCTGGAGCAGTTTGGAGAAGTAGGCATATACACCGGGCCGTGGACTTCTGGAAAAATTACCAAGGGAGAATCTAACGGTTCTCAGTGTGGTACGAAAGGTGCTGCATGATTAGGAGGTAAACTTTCATGGGATATGAAATCATGTATAAGAAGGTATTTTTAAAAGCAACAGATGAGGCAGGCGTTGATTTATACACTCCGGTATGCCTTATGGGGCCCAACAATGTAACGCAGCAGCATTGGACGGGCAACCGTTACAGCGAACGCCGCTGTCGGGATTGGACCCTGATGCTCAATGCATTGGCACTTAACAAGGAAGGACTTTATGACAAGTTCGCACACATGATGCAGCCGAATCGTGCCGATTGCGAGATGTGGAAAAATGGTAGTCGGTGGGTATACGGCAAGGATATTCGGCGCTGGTTGGATTCCGGCATAGCTTCTGCTGTTACCATCGAGGATTTGCTAAAAGCGAATCATCGAACCGGATTTTCCTGTCGTGTTCTGTACTATAAAAATACAGAAGATATGCGTTTGACATCTGCATCGGAATGTGAAGTCATAGTTCGTGACACAAAGTCGTTTCTTGCGTGGGCTGAAAGTGCGAAATCCAAAGAGAAAGAGTTGAACAAAAACAATAAGACTGATGTTTTCTTTGAAATCAATTTTATGTCTGAGGATATTCGGATGCCAAGCAGAAAGCCTCGCGGCCATGAAAAAGTCCTGATTAAGGAAGGAAAGCGGTACGTAGAAAAGATAGAGTATAAAAACGAAGCAGGAAAGAATATTCCTAATCGTGTTTGCATGACATCTGATGTAAAAGATGCGAAGGAATTCACGTTTGAGGAAGCAGCAGCGATTCAGAACGATTTCTCGATGGTTTTCCCATCTTTAAGAAAAACAAGGCTCGTATCTACAAAGGTTCAAAGTAAACCATTCGATGCGATTATTGCTTTCGAGGATGTTGACGGCACAGAGAAGTTTGTTGCGAAAAATACTCGCTCCCGCCTTTTCGTTGCGCTGGATGAGGAAGGCGCAAAGCGATATGCAGATAAGTCATCCGCACAAAAAGTGTGCGCTGCATTGAACGAAAAGAGGTATTCGCGTTCTGTTAAGAACGGTTCTTTCAGAGTTAAGTTTTTGATTCCGTGTTAAAATAATTTCTGCGGCTCACGTTTGTGGGCCGCTTTTTTTGTCGCCTTTTTTTGATTGACCGCTATTGTTATTTGTGGTATAATATAAATATGTCGTATGGGAGGTGATTTAATTGCTGTCGCTGGATAAAGAGGACTTCAGCGTTAAGGTGCGCCCATCCAAAGATAAGCAAAAAGACGTGGGTGTCATTTATTATAAAAACAATCCCATATATGTATTTATCCGTAATACATCTGTGGGCATTAAAGAGAAGAAGGATTGCGACTATTCAAACAACGAGCAATATGGAAATCTTTTGATTTCGATGATTGTAAAAGGACAAAACAAGACTGCTTCGCATAACCTTCTGTATCATCTATTAAAGGAAAATGCCGGGACATGGGAATCTCCCATCATAAAAGTTCCATCAATTTTTGAACTGTACCGTGACCCTTGCTGCAAAGTAGGTACAATGAAAGCAACCGAAACAAACAACCCGAATAAAGGAGAATCCCCATGCGATTTTTAAGAAAGATGTTTTCCGGTAAACTCGGCAGGGCGCTTATGCCGATTGTTTCCATCATCCTGTTTCTGTGGCTGATACAGAGTTCAATGGGTCCGGGCACTGATATTTCCGATGTTGTACAGGAAATTTTCAATACCGTTTCATCCAGCGCCGGTAGGACTGAAGCGGAACCAGACAGAAATAACTTTGAAACCAGTAATACGGGTACCTCGCAAACCAACAACAGCGAAAGCGTCGGGGATAGTCTTCATGCAATAAAGACAAATCCTTCCGATTTTATCTCTGTTTCGGATATCCCGGCATATTCCGGCGATGCGTATGTTGCGGTCAATGATAATGTGCCTTACTTCACCGGCGAAGATTATTCTACTGAACCTTTCGAGTATTACTCAGCCCTCGATTCTCTTGGTCGCTGCGGGCTTACTTATGCTGTTGTCTGTCAGGAAACTATGCCGACCGAAAAAAGAGAAAGTATCAGCGAAGTAAAGCCAAGCGGGTGGAAAAATCAGAAATATGATTTCGTGGATGGTGGCTGGGTCTACAATAGATGTCACCTTATCGGATTTCAGTTGAGCGCCGAAAATGCCAACAAATGCAATCTCATCACGGGAACAAGGTACCTGAATATCGAGGGAATGCTCCCGTTTGAGAATATGGTTGCGGACTATGTTCACGAGTCCGATGGACATGTATTATATCGTGTTACTCCAATCTATGAGGGAGATAACCTTGTGGCAAGCGGTGTACTCATGGAAGGGTATTCCGTAGAAGATTCCGGCGAGAGCATTGAGTATTGCGTATACTGCTACAATATGCAGCCGGGAGTAGAAATTAACTATGCAACCGGTGAGAACTGGGCTGCGTAAAGATACATTGGAAAGGATGTGATTCCCATGGCTTATGAGTTCAATAACGATGACCATTTTGATATGAAAAGTCAGATGATGGTCGGGAAAATCGGGGAAAATCTATTTTTGAAAATTTATGAAAATTCCCCGCAGTGCGAAATTGATGACCTGAGAGATGATGCGGTATTCCAAGATAAGGATGTCGATTTCCGTGTTCGGCAAGTAAAAAACAGCGAAGGGAATCCTATTCCTGCCGCTAAACAGTCGTCTTGGCTTATTGAGGTTAAGACTGACCTCAATGATTCGGGGAACGTTTATGTTGAGACGGAAGTCGTAACGCTTGTTAAACAGGGTTATCATGTGAAAAGTGCATCGACCAAGATTGGCTGGCTGTACGGCTCTAAGGCAAGATTCATCTTCTATTATTATCCGGCTACCAATCAAATCTTCCGTATCAATCGCCTTGATTTTATCGAGTGGCTCCATAATTATCATATGGGAGAGGCAGCAAGGCGCTGCGTTGATAGTCAGGGCCGCGAGATTCTGTGTACGGAAGATTACCCCTATGATTACATGGCATCAAATGATAATTATGGCGGGAAAGACGGGCAGAATAAGAATGTCATCTATCATGGGACCGGGCTTCTCGTTCCCATCCGTCATCTTATTACTCTGGCAAATCAGGAAGAAGATGAACGGAAACGCGGATTGCACGACAAGAAAACCGTTGTGGTTTATGATATCGGGGAACAGTATGGCATTCAGTCATCTGAGATTTTGAAACAGTACACATTTCTTTCTCCTTTTGTTTTTGAAACAAAGAACAAGCATTATCACTGGATGCGCGATATTTTTGCGCGAACTCCTAAACAGAGTACGTAATTAAGATGTTTTCGCGTGTACCTGATAAATATACTCGTTCAACAAACTACAGAACAGAATTCATAAGACACTGGCCGCCCGAACCCGGAAACTATTATCACTGCGTATATTGTGGGCGGCGAATCCATACAGACAAAATGCAAGTAGACCATATCATATCTGTTGATATGGCGAAGAAGAATTGGTTTGCAAGAAGACTCTTGCCCAAAGAAGGGGTCAATTCCATAAAGAACCTTGTACCCTCATGTCAGCGTTGCAACCGGAGAAAGAGCAACTATGGGGGATTATGGCTGATACGCGGATACTATTGGCGAATCTGTCTTCCTATATTTATAATCCTTCGTATCGTTTTAATCGCAGGCGCAATCGTATTTGCTCTTATGCTGCTTGGCGCGATTAGCAATAAGCCTCTGGTTGATTTTGTGAATGGGATTGTTCTTGGTTTCTTTGGAAAATGACATTGCAATTTGCTGGCCGCTTCGTACCAAGTATTATAAAGAAAAGATATGGTATAGCTATAGTAAATGATATTTGACTATTGTGTATAGTCAAAAAACAGACAAGCATTGTATAAAATGCACAACAACTTGTTGCTTCGTTTGTACAAGTTTGCTGTTGCAACCCTCATGGGTTGTGTTAGATTGAAATCAAAATGATAGGCGAAAAGCACACACTGCTGGCCGTTGCAGCCCGCATGGGTTGCGTTAAATCAAAAAAGAGTCTGCTTAATGCAGGCTCTTTTCTTTTTCCTCTTTTTTGGCAGTAAATGCGGCAAGGAATTCCTCAATTTCATTGTCGTGGAGCACTTCGAAAACATAAAGGACGACATATTCAACATGGCTTATGACTGGTTCAAACAATCGCGCATACGCTTTCCCGACACGGGTGTGTCCGGATTCAATTAAAACACCCTTTTTCTCCAACGAGTCCAAAACAAGGAAGATATAATGCGGGTTCCATTTCATTTCACCGCGCTGTCTGGCGATTTCCATTACATCCAATTGAGTTAATGGCTTATCGGCATGCCAAAAAATACGCATGACAATCTTCTCCGTTTTTGTCAAATAAGGGAAATCAGCCATAAAAAAACACTCCTCAAGTTAAGATGGATATAGTATTCCCAGAAAAAACGAAATTATAAGCCCTTGTGGGGCGTTCTCTTGCAATTTGCTGCAAAGTAGGTATACTGAATACATTCCAAAAATAAAAGCAAACAAATATTCAAAATCAACATACCGCCATCTCATTATGAGGTGACGGTATTTTTGTTTGCTACAGGTGCGAATGATAAGTGAGCATAGTTTTGCCGATTGCTTCGCACCAAATATTATAAAGAAAGGATATGATTCCATTGCAGTAAGTAGTATCTGACCATATTGTTTGGTCAAAAAGCAGACAAACATTGTGCAAAATGTACGACAACTTGTTGTTTCGTTTGTACAAGTTTGCTGTTGCAACCCGTGTGGGTTGTGTTAGATTGAAATAAGTCTTAGCCTATTGCTTGATGGGCAATCACGTGGTTGCAACCCGTGTGGGTTGTGTTAGATTGAAATCATTACGCTGGAGTAGATGCATGCTGCAAACAATCGTTGCAACCCGTGTGGGTTGTGTTAGATTGAAATACCCAGACCATCGACCAGAGCAAAAAGTTTGTTGGTTGCAACCCACACGGGTTGCGTTAGATTGAAATGGCGAGTGTAAATTAAAATAGCTGTAGTGGCTACAAAGGTATTGCAAGTTGCTGCAAAGTTAATACTATATTAGTAGTACGATAAATAAAAAGCGTGGTCACTCTTTTATTAACATTAAAGGAGTGGCTTTTTCTCTTAATCGTACAAGAAACATTTTTATTTAAAAAAGGAGTACGTTATGGATAACACTAATAATACCCGTTTCAACATGCCCATGTCTTCTATTGACAGCAAGGGCCTTCAGTATCTGTCTGACCGACTGAGCAAGAACCCCAACTCTCGCTTTGTTTGTGCCATTGCACGCCTGAACCCGAAGGGTACGGCCTATATTGGGATGAACAAGAGCGGCAAGGAGTTTGTCACCATTCCTGTGGTGGCGGACTATGCTGATAAGGCAGCTCATTACGCCGGTCTGTCTGACAAGGAAGACGGCACTGGCCTGTTCTATACGCTGATGATTTCCGGCAGCGCCGCTACTCGTTACGCGAACATGCTTCGCAAGGGTATGCTGCGTTCCGGCACCGAACTCACCCTGACTGGTCTGTCTGAGATTCGTGAAACCACCGGCCGCGACGGTAAAACGTATCGCAACCCGACCGTTTATGTTTCTACGCTGGACATTTCTCGCTGGGCAAAGAAGGAGAACACCCCCATTGCTCTGCGCGACAATGTCGGTGGCGGTGCTGCACCTGCCGCATCCGCTGCTCCCAGTCATGCTGCCGCCGCTCCTCAGCCTGCATTCCAGGCCCCGTCTATGAACGACGATATGGAGCTGTTGGAGGACAGCGATGACCTGCCGTTCTAAGTAAGGCACAATCAAAATAACACGGTAAATTAAATACTGCGGGGATAGGGGAATAAAATCCTCTACCCCCGCTCTTGGTTTCTAACGGAACCTTTACTTACAGAAAGGAATAAAACATGGATTGCATTTTTCATTTTCACAGAAATACCTCCTTGCCCATCAACGGTCTTGTGGATTTTCTGAATGACCGCGATTTGTACACCGGGAACTACGGTTCCTTCAACAACGAGACTGCGGCGATTGAGCGCCGCTCCTTGTACTACTCGAATGGCAACAAGAAGATGCCCACGAACTCTGGTATGATGACTGCAGGTTTTGCCAAGGCATTGAACCGTGCTTTGCAGGTTCATACATGGCCTATGTGTGGTGATGGTTACGGCTATAACGATACTGCTGATATCGACAATCAGACCTGTGTTGCTGCCTATACCGTTTCCTCGACATACAACTCTCAGAAAATCGGTTTCGGAACACGGCTCTCTATCCTCTACAAATTCTCTTCGAACAAGTTTTATCTTGGTGATGAGAAGGGGAATGCGAAGGGTCTTGCTGATGTTCAGAAAACGCTTAAAGTTTACAGTGAGCCTTTCCTGTTCTGCATGTGGGGTTACTACATGCAGGATAAAGAGTTCCACGACACCTTTAATAAACTTCTTGTTTTTTACAAGAGAATTGTTGCAAAGGCCAGTACGCCCAGCGAAATTAAGAATGATGTGGATACAGCAAAGAAATGCGCATGTAAGCTGGCAGATATTGCCTACTTCATGAGCACGAGAGATAAGATTGCAAACTCGAAATTGGAGTCCAGAATGATTCCTAATCCTACTATCAACAATGTTGGCGGTCTGTACGATACTCTGGTTGCCACGGATGCCGCTGCCCCGACCTTTTTTATCGGTGACATTTCTCCTTTCAAGGATAGTCGTGGTAAGGATATGGCTGTTTCCGAACCGGAACCAGAGTCTGAGAAGCCTAAAACTGCCGCAGACTTGGAAAAAGCGTTCCTTCTCAATAAGAAGCGCGTTTTGACTGATACGGAGAAGGCACTGCTCATCGTCCCTGATTCGCACATTCCCGGCGTAGAAGCCTATTCGCTTTGCAAACATATCCAGAAGAGTTCCAAGACGCCTCGTCCCATCCGCAACATTCTGCTGCGCGGTGAGGCCGGTACCGGTAAAACGGAAACCGCAAAGGATATTGCTCTCGGTCTCGGCTTGCCTTATGTGTTTGTTACCTGTTCGAGCGATACGGAAATCTATGACCTGCTCGGCCAGATGATGCCCAATAAGCCAAACGAGACGCCTATGAGCATTGACGAGTATCAGAATGCCTATGGCGATTTGGATTTGAACGCTCTGCCTACCGCAACGGACATTTCCAATGACCCCGAAATGGCGTACAAGGCTATCACTGGCAAGAAAAAACGCGATGCGACAGAAGCCGATTGTCTTGCTGCAATTATTCAGCGTGCAGCGGCAGGCGGTGCGGATTCCGGCGCGAATGGGTTCCACTATGTTGAGTCTCCTCTGATTCAGGCCATTCGGAATGGTTGGGTCTGCGAGATTCAGGAACCCACCGTCATTGCGAAACCCGGTGTTCTTGTCGGTTTGAATGGTTTGCTGGATTCTACCAGCGCCGTAAACCTTCCTACCGGCGAAACGATTCGCCGCCATCCCGATGCCGTTATCATTGCTACTACAAACATCTCCTATGAGGGTTGCCGGGATATGAACCAGTCCGTTTTGTCTCGTTTCCAGATTAAAATGGACATCCATGCGCCCGAGGATACCATTCTCGCAGAGCGTTTGCGTTCTATGACTGGCTGCCCGAAGAGCGTCAAGGTTCCTCAGATTCTGAAAGCATACCACGCTGTACTGAACACCCTGAAGACCTTGTATCTGACGGATGGTTCAGTCGACCTACGTACGCTGGCGGATTGGATTAGCAGCTATATGATTACAGGCAGCTATATGGAATCTGCAGAGATGACCATCATTCCTTCTGCAACAGCAGACGAGGAAGGCATCAATAAGGTTCGCGAAGTAATTCGCAAACTCGTCTAAAAATAAATTGGCCCACAGCT